CGGTGCAAGGGTTGAAACATAATTACGCCCAATAAATTGAAGGGCATTGCCTTCTAGAAAACAGTAACCCCGTTCTGTGGTCACAAGAAAGTTTAAATAATTGGTGACTGTGCCGGTATAAGTAGTTCCACTAGCAATGGAACCTGAACCGTAACCGATGACGCCCATATCGGCAGGCAAAATACCTGAACTACTAAAAGTGTCTAACTGGTTATCGCAAGTATCTTGAGCAATCACAAAATTAGTTGCTTGGATTCGACCAGCCCTAGAAATGAAATCAGCACAAGTAAACGTGACGGTGCTTAAACCTGTGTCGCCAGGGTAATCGTCATATGTTATTTTTTGTAACCAAAAATGGCAGTTAAAATCGCCAGCAAGGTATGTACCTTTGACCGTTAACATTTTGCCGTATTCAACAGTTGCAGCAAAATTGTCGTTGTTATTAAGTGTGATGACGCATTGACCACCCGAATAAGTGTCCAAATATTGTTCACGGCCACCAGTAATGTTTAACGACAAAACACGGCTAGTAAAACTTGTTGCGCCTCCGTCAGCCGTGACAGTCCAAGTCATCTTTGGCATTACATCGCCCTAGTGTTTACAGGCACTGGGCCCAACTGACGCACGTACTGTTGCAAGGCTCTAACGATGCTGTTGGGGTCGCCACCGTTGACATTGACCGTGATGTTCGCTCCGCCACCCATTGCGTGGTTCGGCGTAATGTTCCCAGACGACGACGGTGTAAACAACTCTGGCCCGCGCTCACCCACAAGATAAGTCGAGCCACCAGCGACCGGACCCCCGAGGGCTCTTGCGCCACCAAACCGCCGTTCTTCAATTCCTGTGTTGACTCCTCTTCCAATTCGATCAATTAAAGTAATAGCGCGATCTAATTGTTCAGTATCAACAAGGATTCGAATCTGATTCTTTTCCGCATTAGTTAACGTCACTGTGCCAGCGAGGGCTAGGACCATCAGCTGAGCGTTAATTAGGCTTTCGTTATATTCATCAACTGCCTCTTTTGAACCGCCGTAAGCCTCAACCGCTTTTTCTTTAAGACCAGCCAACTGTTCTTTAGCGTCGGTCATAGCACTCTCAAGTTTTAGCGTGCCGATCAAGGACTGCCATTTAAGATCAATGATTGCTAACTCTTCAGCTTGCTGCTCAATTTGGAGGTTCATCAAAGCCATTTCTTCGCGACCTTCTGCAAGCCTTGAATTGACATATCCGCTATACGCATCGCCAAGAGATTTTGCAGCTTCTTCAGCCGCTTTGGCGTTTTCTTCGTTGTCGTTAAATAAGCCGCCTAATGCGCCGAGAGCCCTTCCAAGGGGTCCCTCTTTCAGTTGTCTACCTAATCCTTCCCAACTGGTCAAATCTTTTAAGTCAGACACGATGTCAATAAAAACGCCGCCAGCGTTAATAACAAAAGCGTTCCAAATGTCACCAAGTTCTTGAATGGTTTCTCGGTACTCTTTAGCCTTTGCTAGTTCTTCATCCGAGATAACTTGCGCGTTCGACACAGAATCTAAAGAGGCTTTAAGATCGTCTGCGCCCATCTCAATAAGTTCGGCCATGGACTGCCAGCCCTTACCAAGCAGCTGCGCCGCAACCGTTGCTTTTTGAGCTGGGTCTTTAATGCCTTTAATTCGTTCAATGGTCTTAAGGAAAGTTGCGTTGACGTCTAACGACCCATTTTTCAAATAGACAAGGTCAACACCAAGGTTTCGCACCTTGTCTGGGTCCGCACCAATCGTTTTATTGAGTCGACCAATCGCACCTTCAACGGCGTCTACCGGGATACTCAGATCGCCCGCTACCTCAATATAACGTGACGCGTCCTCAACCGATAATCCTGTTGCATCCGCAAATTTGCCTGACGCTAACGCGATGTCTTGAAAGGCTGTGATTGCTTTAGTTGCAAAAGTTGCAAGAGCGGCCCCACCTGCAATAGCAAGGTTGCCAGCGTTGGCTTTAACTGCGTCTAAAGCAACTTTAGAGCCAGCTTTAAACTTGCCCATTCCACCTTCAGCGTCACCAACAGCAGTTTTAAAGTTACCAAAAGCGGCTTTAGCGGCCTTAATCCCTGAGTCTGAGAACTCGGTAAGAATCGGAATGTTAATTGCCATCAGAATTTAACTTTCATTAGTTCCTTGTTCGCTTCAAAGATTACCTCTTTGATAACAGGCTCTAAGGCTTTTTGGAAGTCTGGGATCGCTTTTTCGCCACCAGCCCAAACCATGCGCGACGGACCGCGACCAATCTTTTGCGTAAGTAATCCCGAAAAGTTTGGGCGACTACGCGGACCACCACGGCCTCCACCGCCAGCCTTGCCAGCCATATCTGCAATCGCGAGTGCTGCACCTTTTGTCCCTACAGTGATCGTGCCAATAGTTTCATACTGGGCACCTTTTTCAATGTTGCGTTTGCGTGCTTTTCGAGTGTTGGTCTTAACCACAATGTTCTTGGTCTGACCGTTCTTCCACCCGGTACGCCACGGGCCGTCCATGCCTCGAGTGGGCGACGACGACGGAACCAGCGGTGTAATTGCGTCAACAACGACCTTGCCTAGTTCACGGATCTGCTTGCCGTAAGCGCGACGCAATTTAGGGTCAATGGAATTGATCGTCCGCAGAGCTTCTTTAAGCCCTGTTGGTTTAAGATCTATTCCAAGACTCATTTTTTGCTCTCGTTCTGCTCGATTATCAACCTGATCATTTCGTCAATGATCTGGGCTGGTGTTTCCATCAGATCCAACGGACTGATGCCTGTACGAACAGCGAGCTGCGCGATCAGGTTAGTGGCTCTTCCTGCGGGCCCTGTTTGGCTTTTGGGATAAACGTGATATCCATGACGTTCTCTACCCAAGTGCTAAACAACGGCACCACAATTTTCTTGGTTCGTAACGCATCCCAAGCCAACCATGCGAGAGGCTTGAACTTCATGTCCTCTAAGAAACGGCCCACGGAGAGCGTGGGGTGATGATCTTCCCACCTGCACGCAACTCCGTAGGTGATCGGTGCTTCGAATGTTTCACCGTCAGCCATTTCTACTTTTAATGTCATGCCAATCATGTCGGGGTCCTTTGGTTAGTTGTTGATTACGGGCTGGTGATGTCGCGCACCCACGTGCCGCCGACATAACTTACGCTTACTTGGCTGAGCTCTGAAACGGTCGTTACGATCGGCGTAAACGAAGCCAACATAGCATTACTGATCGTGTATTCGGGGTTACTGGCGGACTCGGTTGTGCCTGCTGGTGAGATGACCAGAGTAGTGGTGCCGTCGCCGACCTGATCAAACAGGGTGGCTTCAATTTCGCCTGTTCCGTAGTTCATGAACATCGTTAAGGTGACGTTCACCATTTGGAGGCCTGACACGAAGCGGTGTCCGGTATCGCCGAAGGTCGTTGATTCGAGTGAGTCGTAACCGATCTCAAGTGAGGCGGCTGAGGTGTTCTGAGTGACGTCCACTCCACCGATGGTGACGGTTGGGTTGGACAGGTAAACGGTTTTTGTTGTGGGCATGGTTTTTCCTTTATGGGATGCGCTTGGAAGCGATTCTGATTGTTAGGTCGTATGCGGGTAGTTCTTGTGAACCGATTTGAGCAAGCGACGGTGAGCCACTCACAACAGCAATAGAACTGTTCATGATTGTGTCCACGACGCCGAGGATGTAGTCGCTTGAATCTTGGTTGCCGGGTGGCGCGCCAAGGACTCGGAGATCAACTGTGATGTCTGCAATTTGGTTGTTGAAACAAGTAAACGTCGGTAATTCCACGAACACGGTAAGCGGTCGTGCGTTGCGCGGATCGGTGACAGGCTTGAGTCCCAAGGCTGTAAGCGACGCTGACACGGTGTCAACGGTGTCCGTGAAAATTCCTGCCATTTCATGCACACTGCGATCGTTTAATGCCGAGCAACTGGTTTACTCGACCCAAGGTCATAAGCGGTGGTCCTGTCATGTCACCAAACGACGCGTAACTGTCTCCAGTGGTCCCGCGTTCACGGTAAAGCCCTGCGGCGTAAAGCGTGGTTCCTAACAGTGCAGCACTGTCAGGGGCAGTCGTCAGACTGTCGTGGTAACCAGCCTGCACGCGACGCCTGAAACACCATGAATTTGCAGCTGCGACACAAGTCGTGAGAAACGCGGTGTCATTTGCCGTGGCCGACGCGATCCCGAGAAACTCTTGCGTGTTTGCGACCGTGGTCCAACTGCACGTTTGGGTCCAAGTTACTGTTCCAGTCGCTGAAGCTCTTTGATAGTTATCGAAGTTTGATTTGACAAGTAGTTGATTCGTGATGGTGACTTCATAATCAAATAAGAAATCACCTTCAACACTGACACCAACAAACCCAAAAGTAGGGACAGCCTGAACGATGTAAGTCGCATCAAAATCGTTTCCTACTCCTGCAACGACGATTGTTTGACCGATCGTGATGTCTGTGGCCTCGAGAGTCTGGATCACGGCGTAGTCGTCTACACGTTGTGCGTGCGTGACGGTGAATACGGCCATGATCCAGTTCCTCTCTTAGTTTTCGTCTATCAGACGAAAGCGGCCTTAATGGCAAGTTCTGGGGAAACAACTTTACTTGCCCAGTACCCGCGCACTGCGATCTGCCTGCTGAGTTGTGAGGGCTGTTCTACGGAAATGAGGCCCTTATTCAATTCAAACGATTCAAGCGCACGCGGATCAAGGATGGTCATGCCAGCGGAGGTCAAGTTGCGGTCAACGACAACGCGCAAACCGAAAGCAAACGCGCCCTGTGTCGAAGCGACATTGAGTGAACCGTATGCGTTCATTGGGCCAACCTGTGGGAACAACGGACGGTCTGCGGTATCCGACAAACTGCCCATCAATTTCCAGACGTTTGGCGACACGGCGAGGACGGACGGCAAGTTGCCATTTGAGCCAGTCAAGATGTCTGCGGCGGCGGTGTACATCCACTCAACCCAGTAAGCCGGGTCAGCGATTGATGCGTTAGCAAAGTTGTTGCTGTTGGTGGTGCCAGTCTGCAATTCCGAGCAGGCGAGCAAGTCGGTGCGGTCCATGTAGACGCGCATCATGTCGTCAAGCAACGGTCCGAGTGCTTCAGGTTGTGACCAGTCAATTGCGGCTTCGCTGATTTCAACATAGCCACCCTGAATTGTCTTGGTGATCTGCACGTCATTGATTTCGAATTGTGACGCGGTAATGGTCGTGTTCTGTGTAGCGGTGCCCACTGAGTTATGGACGCTCACTACGGGACGAATGAAAACGGAGCCTCCCTGCGGCATGGGGCGCAATGTGGTTGCATCCACGAGAGGACGCGAGCCAACAAACGTGTTTACCACATTTTGAATGATGGGAGTTGGGATCACACCAGGCAAATCAGGCGTGGTCACGTTGGGAGCTGCGGCGCGGATGTTTTCGTTGAGTTGTAGGAAATCACTGCCACCGCGTACGAATGCTGAGATGTATTCGCTAACGGACGGCAATTTGAATTCGCGCTTGGCGGTTGCATAGATCGGTTGAGTCGCAACAGCGGCTTCAACGCTTGTGGGTTCTGACATGGTTTCATCCTCCTCGGATGGTGTTGTTGGGGTGGTTTCTGTTGGTATTTCTTCTTCGGGTTCGTCGGCCTGAGCCACAAGGTCGCGTATTTCTGCGCCCGAGAACGCTGGAACGGCGACAAGCGATAACTCGACAAGTGAAGCGCGAGTGACGACGGTGGCTTTTAGTTCTTTGTCGTAATACGACTCTTGGACTTCTGCGCCAACACTGACGGCATCATAGGCACCCGAGCGGATAAGTTCTACGGCATCCGCACTGGCCCTCGTCCGGGCGAACGTTGCAGTGAAGCCGAGGCCCTCATCCATATCGGCGAGAGCGTTCACGGTGCCACGCAACTGCGTTAAATCGTGTCCCTCAATAAGTTTGGCGGCTTTCTGATTGACATCAAAAGCACCTCGCTCAAACGCCACACGCTGACCGCCTAAAACGGTCGCGGTAACTGGAGCCCACGGAACTGCAATACCAGAAATAGACGCGGGTGCGTCGCTATCTGATTTTGCAAAATCCAATGTGGGGAGATCGGCTGTAAGTCGAATCATGCCATTTCCTCTGATCTGCGTTCTTCTGCTGATGGTTCGTAAGCAACATTTGCCAAATCGTTTTCGGCGAGATAGTCGTCAACATCAAATTCGACATAACGGCCACGGGGCAGAATGTTGTTCATTGACAAAGTTTGTTCAATGCAGTCCAAATACTGTTTTGCGCCGAACAAGTAAAGGTCTTGTCGTGCGGACTGTGCGTTTTGGTATGTGTAGCCCTGTACCCCGATTCCTAAAAGGTATGCGGGGACCCCGCAGACTCTTGACGTTTCGAGTGCTTGGAACTGGCGCGCTTCCACTAATTGGAGTTTATTTGGGTCCGCGGAATATTCTTTATAAGTTACGCAACTGTTAAGGGCCCCAATAGCCCCTACCTGACGAGCATTACGCCAAGCGGCCGCAAGTTCGGACAAATCTTCGGCGGACATCGGTTCGGATGCGTCGGTCTGCTGAAGCCAGCCGGCCGCGATCTCATTGACTGCAAAACGGTCGGCGGACTGCTGAAGTTTGATTGCTGTAGCGATTGCGCGGTTGCCCGTGTAGAGCAAACCTTGCGACGGTGCCAAGAACTGGATGACGTCATCAGTGTTTAACTGGATGCCATTGAACATAATGTCGTTAGACGGTCCGAAACGCTGTGCGGTCTGTTGGTCGCCAAGGCTGACCATTGCGGCGGGTAGCCATTCAAACGAAAGCGGACGGCCAGTAGCGGACGACCGTGAGGTTACATACCAAAAGCCTTGTCCCCACAAAATGAGGTCGGTTACCAGTTGCGAGAAAATGAAGTTTCGAGTCACGCGAGGATCGGGCTGATCCATCCACTGTTCGTTTGGAATGTAAATTTCTTCGTACTCGGATCCAGTCCACTGGGTGGTGTAGTGCTTAAGTTCCAAGCAGCCGACCATTGACGCGATCATCTGAATTGAACGCGAAATGGTCGGCACAGACAAAGCGAGTCGTTGCAACTCCCCGACAGAGTACGCGTAAAAATCGCCGATCTGCGCGGCTGATCCAGCCGCGGCCTGAACGGGAGCAGACGCAAACGCGGGGGTCGCATTCACTTTTTTGCTACCGAAAAGAGCCATCCCTGCGATTCTCTCACAATTTTTGTTCTGTGTTAAGTACCCTCAGCCAAAAGCGAAAGCGGCACGTGACGACCGTACTGGTTTGGACGCAAGCATGATTCCCCACACTGCACAACGCGCTAACTCGATCGGTCCGGGTGACTTTTGTGAACTGAGAACTATGGAACCGCCCGTTCTAACCGCGACGCTTCGGGCGAAATGTTCGGCCAGTGCGATGTCGCCAGTGTGGTGGACGCGATCTTCAATAATCATTGAGCGACAAGCCGCAGTCCATTTGAGCAGTTCGGCATATCCGACAATTTGCATTCGACGTCGCAAGTCTGGCGGACAGTGAATTTCTAGCGATGGGGTCACCGCAAGTTTGACCGTTTGGTCGTGCATAATTCGCACAACTTCCTCCCACATTTGCGCAGCTGACTCGACAACGAACGCGACCGACACGATTACGCGTCCGTCATCAAAAGCCGTTGACACTGCGACATAGCGCGAGTCATCAACCGATGAATCAATTGTGAGCCATTGGGTTGGTGGTGCTGGTTTGTCGGATTTGCGGTCATTCCATAGGTTGATCGGCAAATAGGAATTGGTGGAATCTACCCACAGATTGAGGTGGCCTCGAATGAACGCTTGACGGTTCGGAGAGTCAAACGCAAGTTCTAAAGCCTTGGCCGTGATAGTCGTCCCGAGGGCCGGGTTACTCCAGCCCCAATATGATCGATCCTCCAAACTCACCCCAGGCGGAAGTGACCACTCAGCGAAATAGAGCGCAGTTGGTTGACCCGAGTCAATCGCCGCAATGCCCTGCTCTCTTAGTTGTAAAAGGACGGTACTGCCCTGATCGCCAGCCGTGCTAAAGAGCATCATCATGGGATTCTTGACTGCGATCTGCGAAGGCCGTAAAGCCGTAAAAACGACCTCGGGGCTAATGTCCCAAACCTCATCCACCAGCAGAACTGAGGCGGTCATACCGTGAGCATGAGCAGACGCCGCGACAACCGAAATGCTTGAACCGTCTGGAAAGTTGATCCGCTCGTCACCGTTCTGCCAACGAACCTTGCAATCAAAGTTTTCAAGGTCTCGGACAACATCCCGAAACAAGGCCATGCTTCGACGCTTCTGGTTAGCGACAATGACGATCGTTTGAGGCTCACGGCGAGCAGCTGCATACTCGGTAGCCATAAACCCAGCAACCGCCCGCATCACCAGGCTCTTGCCGTTCTGACGTGCCGTTGAGATACACGCCTCACGAAACACAAAGTCGCCGTCGGCATCCACAGTCAACGCATCGTTGACGATCCGCTGTTGCCAGTCCATGAGATCAATTTCTAGGACGCGCTTAGCCCACAAGGTCAGGGCAGGACCAAAACTCTCACCGGGTGGAACAGGCGTTACCAACCTCGGCTCGATACGGCCAGATATGACTGAACCACCGCTGGTTCGGGCTGGTTCCTGCTGGTTCGGGCTAGTTGAGGGTATTTTTAAGG